TGGATCGCTCATGGGCTTCTTCATTGTGGATGTGGTCTGATTTAAGGAATGTACCTAGTTGGACATAATGATATCAGTTTCAGTTCGGTGGCTTTGTGATATCACTTTTTCACGAACAAATAAAAACGCCCCGATTTGAGCATAACCGAAGTCATAGGCTTGGGGCGTGTGTTGCTGCGACCGGGAACTCCCAATCCATTTACGCGCCCATCAATCGGCTGGCTCTGAGTGAACAGGTTGCATACCGAAAGCTGGACGACTTTAACCGGTCGTCACCAGTCTTCTTATCCTTGCCTAAACGGCATTAATTGACTTTACCCATTACCGACTCTATGGTCATCGACCTTATTGCAGGTTGGTGCAGCTCTACGTCTAGTCCAATTTGCTGCGATCACCTGCGTCTCACCTTACGCCGAGCACTACCGCATGCTATCTCGACGGGGTTTCCTGAGTACTGCGACAGGTGTTATCCGGAAGCTAACAGGATTTCAGGTCCTGCGCTGGCATTGTCGCCGGATGCAGGAATGATAACACAGGCATAAAACTGCACATATTCTGCCTGTTTTGCGTAAAAACTGCCATTTAATAGGCAAAAAAAAGCCCATCGGACGGTTCACGATGGGCTGAAGGTGCAGCGGGCGACGGAGGGGAGGTATCGCTTGCCGTTATTATTGCACAGTTTTGTATTTAGGTGACACTCTAATTCGCAATTCTAGCTCATGCTCCTTCTCAACCCAGTCATTGATGAACGTACGCAGCTTATCCCCCGCCTCATCATCCAGCGGCAACGTAGAAAGAAACCGCTCATACCGCGCATACCCAAGCTCGCACATGGTCATCATCGCCATTGTGTTGATTTGGTCTAGGTCGTTGATTGTGGTCATGGAGATTACTCCTTGATTTCCTGCATTCTGGTATTAAAGTCGATCTCGGTCCTGTGGAATAGCTGACCCGTCGCCTCGTCCTTGTACACAATAACCGATTCGCCTCTACTGTAACCTGCGCCAATCGTCTTACCGATTACAACATATCTGCCACCTTTGCCTATGCATTCGTAAATCACTTTTTAGCCCTCCACCAATACCAAGCATCTTGCGCATAACGAATAGGCCAGCAAACGCACCAGAGAGCCCATGCAGCGATAAAGTGATACCAGCGAACCTCGGCGCAAGGTTCGTACGCATCCCAGTTGTAAAGTGCCGGCCAGTACGAGAAGAACCCGACTGCCAGGTAGATTGCGATTATGGTTGTCATGGGCGCGGCTCCATATCAATTCTAGGTGTCTGAGCTCCAAGGTAAAACCATCTAGACTTAAATACTCGATAAGAATCTACTGCAACGCACGCCCACGCATCTCCGTCCTTCTTATACCAAGACTCATGACGATCTTCTGTTTCTGGCGCCCAGTTAGTGGCGTCTTGTGGTGCATCCTTCCAATCCGGCTTATTCATTTCAACACTCCTAACGACCTGTCTACCGCCATGCTCTGCAACCACTCCAACTCATGCCCCTCAATCAGCGTCGTATGCTTCACGATCTTCTGCGTTGACGTGATAGCCGTATTGCTGCCTACCAGCGCATACTCGCCGGATTCGTAGACTAGGAATTGGCCTGGCTTGAATGCGGATGGTGCGCCTTTTGTCCAGCGCGGGATAACGTTGATCATTTCAGCGCTCCATTAATCAGATTCTTAAATTCTTCCATTGCCTCTTTGTCGCGCTTGTACTCTTTCTTCATAGCCTTAATCAGAGTAACGATTAAATCCTCTGTGAAGCCTACGTCAGCCTGAGCCTTGTCGACCTCAAGAATGATTTGTCTGGCCTTGCCGGCATCTGAAATCGACCAAGCAACATCAAGAATATTTGCAACACCGATAACCTGAATCTCATCCTTACGCATCATAACGCCCCACCCATCAATTGATAAAACCCGAAAGCAAATACTGCCATTACGAACGTAGCAGTGAGCCAGATGATGGTAGTGATCCTGACGCCGATTAGCAGCGAGCTAAAGACGAACAGTGCCGCCATCACTATAACGATTAGGGATAAGCCTATATAAAACATGGTGCGCCCTCCTGCGTGTGTATTTGTGAAGGTTAGACCGCGTGGTTAGCGCGGTCAAGCATTAAATGGAATGCGTTTTAGTGAAGCATGGACGGATGCACTGTATGTCGTGCAACCTCGCCGAACTCCTTGTGCAGTACCACGCACTTCATGTTCTCCCGCGATCTCCAGCCACCAGCAGTCGCGTAGGCATCACCTGGCGCCAGGGTGTTGAACGTCTCCACCGTGCAGCCTGGATACTCCTTTTTGCTCTCGTGGTGAACGTGACCAGTCCACCACGCCCGATGCTCAGTGCGCCCCCATGCCTGAGGTTGATCGGCTGCCATTACTTGCCCAAGCTTGTCAGCCTTGCACGAATGCCCGTGATGGGTGCCGACAAGATTCTTGCCGAACTCGAAGTAGCTGAACAGTGCTGGACTGGTATCGACAGTCACACGAGGCTCGTTTGCGTAGATATGATCCAGCGCAATCGATAGCCACAGAGCGCCAGTCTCATCATGGTTCCCAGGTACGTTAATGATATGCACGGTCTTGTGCTTTGTGAGCGCCGTCTCGATGCATTGGCGGATAACCTTGACCAGCACGCGAACCATCTTGGCGTATCGGCTATCTGCGTCCAAGTGGTGGCCGCTACGAGGCGTCACGGCAGCCATGGAATCGTAATGGGCTGCATCCCCAAGGTTTACGATAGTGCAGCTCTCAGTGCGCGGTGCGGCCTCTACAAGCGCAGCCATTGCGCCACAGTGCATGCGCTCAGCGATACCCAGATCCCAGCTCTTGCCGCATTCTTCTGACCAGATGTACTCGCCGATGTGTGGATCGCCGATTGGGTAGCAGGCCATCAGGTCGGGAAGGTATTCACCAGCGTATGCGCGAGGCACGAGAACAGGCAGATCCTCCTTAAGCGCCTCGCACGCCTCGACCATCATTTCGTAGCGACGATCATTATCGGCTGAGCTCTTGACCCACTGACCAGAGAGCTCGCCGTCTCGGTTGTAGTAGGAGCTCACACCCTTGACCTTGAAGCCATCCGGAACCTGGCGCGTCATGTCATGCTCGGGGCTATAGCCAGACACAGCAAGCTTAGCCTTCCACCGCCGCATAGTCCTTTCGCTAACTCCTAAAGCCTCAGCCATGATTGCATTAGTAGCGCCCGAATCAATCGCTTCCTTGACTAGCTGCTCGTTGTATTCGGTCATTTGGCTGTGCTCGTTGGGCGTTTGCATTTGAATAGTTCTTTGCGGTCATCGTCAATAGGGTCGCACCCACCGCCTCCAGGCCATGCCCACACAGTTCCGCCGGACCTTGCAAGCGGTTCATCTTTGAACCAGAATGCCCCTTCTGGATCTGTAGCGAACCATTCAAAACCATCGCGCGCATCTTCCCAGCGATACCCATCAGGCAAATCCGAAACAATATGTGAAGGCGCGACCACTTGTTCTTCGCTGAGAGCCTCAGCCTTAAGTGCCGAGTAAGCCACGCCATCCAGAGCGGAATCATGGTGATACTTGGAAGGGTTCTGCCACTGCCGCACGTCCTTCAACGTCTGAAGAAGCAACCATCCCTCAGCCTCGGACAGATCGCGCCCCGTGATGGCATTGAAGGCTTTCACAGTGGCTCCCATGGAGCGCTCGCCTGTAGGTTTGTCGTATGTAACCCCGCGCTCAGCCTGAACGTCGATTGCTGCCTGTAGGAATTCGGTGGATTTCATTCTTGAAGCTCCATGTCGTCTAAGTCGATGCCGCACTCTTCTTCTGCCAAACGTAGCAAGGCCCTTTCCTCCCTCACACCAAACACCCCGCGCTCAAGCCGGTTCTGGCTGACGCCGCTGCGATTGGCGATCAGGCTCAGTGTCCATCCGCGAGCAATCATTTCATCGATAAGTTCACGCATGTAGTTCTTCCTTATGGGTTACGTGTAGCGGGTCGGCTTCGGGCTTGATGGGCATGAGATGTTCAGATTTTGCATAACTATAGCTACTTTTTCTCTCACGGCCAAGCACGTCAACGCAGACTAATGACTCACCTGTAATTAGCCATGTTCTATCGCCGCTATAAGGCATTGAATCAGGTCCGATGTCACCATCGAAAGCCTCTCGTGACAGGGTTACAGTTTTACCGATGTTCACGGGGTTCCTGACGCATCCAACCACCAGCGCCAACATCCCAGGCTGCAACTCGCTCATGTCCAAAGCCCCTGCGCAACCAGATTCTCGTGAGCCTCACCAAGATCCGTGGCGAATTCCAGCTTAGTGCAGAACGCAGCACAAGCATTCCAGTATTCGTGGCGCGCATTGGTCAGCGCCTCTTTTGCGATATGGGTAGCGGTCGGGTGTTCGATGTCTGCGCCGATGTATGCCATGTGTGCGGCTTCGAGTGCGATGCGTGCTTGGGTTACTGTGATGCTCATGGTCTTTGCTCCAGATTAGTTGTCCACTCAAGAATTACTTCATTGAATTTTGCAGGTTTTGCAAGCCCAATCTCGCCGGTGTCGTCTGCGTTAGGCATCCAGAACGGTTCGCGTAGGACAACAGGCTCATCCTGCCACCAATACCAATCACCGTCTTTGTCTTGAGCCAACCACTTAGCCCACTCCGGAGCTTCTGACCAATCTGGCTTATCCATGATTTCTTCCCTCTATCTGCGCCCAAATAGCGCGTTCGATGTCACTTTGGAACTGGATCGAGATTAAGTCAAGCGATTCTTTTGAAATTGTTTCGCCTATTTCGTCGG